CGAATTGCTATCATGTCCTTCTCTGCAAGGTTAATCAGAGTATCGCTATCATCATATAGCGAAGCCTGATCGAGCATCTTCACTCTTAATCCTTGCTTATCACCATAAACACAAGTCTTCTGGAGATTACCAAAGAATAAGAACGGCTCATCATTATCATCAAGAGTCAAATCAGGATCAAGATCAACCATGTCAATCGTTGCTCCGTATAAGTCCCCCAATGAAGGCAATGCCTCAGTAAGAATTACAGGAAATCCCCATATCATACCTGGAGAACTTTCTCCCGGTGTCTGAACCAGGAATGTACCCCTTGAATCGGCAGCAGCAATAGCATCACTCCTACGAGCTGAAATTGCAGACCATACAGTACGATGCATATAAAACTTAGCTCCCGGTACAGCTCCTTTAGGAATTGCAACAGTAAGAGCAAGCAATGATTCTGGTCTCATGACCAATGGTCCAACATTAGCAGGAAGAGCAAGTGGAACAACTGCAGCGTTGTTTAAAATACCTGTCCACGGTGCGCCTGTACCAGCAAAGAATTGATCATCTTCTTCAGCAGCAATAGCCTCACCAATTAACTGACCACAAAGAGAAACGAGATTGATAACGGTATCTTCAACGATCTCTTCTGTAAGTATTACGATAGCAGCTATTTTCTTCAAAGTCTGTTGTACCCTGGAGATATAAGGCTTTGTTTTTGGCTTTGTTTCACCTTCATCTACCCAATCAACAACTACATTAGTCAATAGAGTAGGAATGTACCGGGCATTTCCTGTACCAGCGAAAGGAAGATAGCGCATCTCTCTACGAGCTATCCCACCATCCTCTACAAAACGATTCACTTCAGCGAGCAATAGACTAGGCACAAGATAACCACCCTGCGTATAGTCTTCTCCAAGATTCAAGGTAGCTGATTCTCCGCTTGTGGCCGGACCTAAATGCATTATAGGCTCCATTGTTTTCAGCTCGGTCTCAATGGTCTTCATTCCGTTTTTGTCTTTCTTAACAAATGACCTTAGCCACTTACTGTTAAGATCAAGCTCTTTGGCTTCATTCTCCTCTTTTGTTGCTACCAAAGGATTAGCACCGAACTCATTCAACTTGATAAATACAGCATTGATCTGCTCCTGCATCTTATCATAGTTAAAATTGTCCTTGAGTGCTTTCATCTGCACCTCAAGATCGGTCTTTATAGTTTCAATATCCGTCTTATTTGATGTTTGTTCTTTGGCTTTTTCCATAGCCTCATCAATAGTCTGGAGAAACTTTAATTGTTCGTCACCAAAACCATGATCTTCTGGTAAGGTGATATTCTTAAATTCATACATAATCTTTTCTGTTTTAAGTTATATTACTAAATCCTAACCATATCGAAGTGGGTTGGCCCCCGGCCCTTTTACGGGTGGGTAGTTGCTCCGGCTTGTCGAATAGTCGTATCATTTCTTTTATCTGTGTTAATTGAACCTCAAGCAGTTCAAATGTCTCATCTGTATATCTGCCATTAGCGAACGACTTAATCATCACATCTAATCGCTTAGTCCAGTAATTACGATCCTCAAGTGACTTCATAACAGGCGTATTCATTTGCGCCCCCCATTTGTCAAGTGAAGTGACCTCCCATAGAACAGCCTCCTTAATAGATCGTATTGCGGTCCCATCTATAGTTATATTTTCAGAGTCAGTAACTTCTAATCCGTGCGAGTGTTCTGTAATTAAACCATCTTCATACATTAACAGAGTATCACGTCCTACGGTGTGCCTTCCAAGCTTAGATATAAACCAACCGCCTTTAGTATCTTCACCAAGCTCCTGTACTAATCCAGCACCGTCCCAATGGTTAAATAAATGCTTAATTCTTGGCAGCGCTGACTTTGGACCACGCTCTGATATACTCTTGCTATACAGTCCTGTATTTAGTAAGTCGTCATCACTATCTGGATGTTGTGAGTCATAGTAATAAGCCTGCACAATCCTATCCTTTAGGTTTAAGTCTTTTATCTCGGTACATGGCGCACCATATTTAAAATTTTTCATATTCTTGTATTTTCAATAAATATAAACTCATGTCGTTTTGAGCAGTAGAAGCCAATACCTTTCTTGCCTTTGACTCTATTCATTTGTTTAAGAGTCTTAGAATCATCGCTATTTGCTGTAATTCTATTAGGATATAACCTACTTATGTTAACATAAGTAGGTTATATCCTAATAGAATTACAGCAAATAGCGATGATTCTAAGACTCTTAAACAAATGAATAGAGTCAAAGGCAAGAAAGGTATTGGCTTCTACTGCTCAAAACGACATGAGTTTATATTTATTGAAAATACAAGAATATGAAAAATTTTAAATATGGTGCGCCATGTACCGAGATAAAAGACTTAAACCTAAAGGATAGGATTGTGCAGGCTTATTACTATGACTCACAACATCCAGATAGTGATGACGACTTACTAAATACAGGACTGTATAGCAAGAGTATATCAGAGCGTGGTCCAAAGTCAGCGCTGCCAAGAATTAAGCATTTATTTAACCATTGGGACGGTGCTGGATTAGTACAGGAGCTTGGTGAAGATACTAAAGGCGGTTGGTTTATATCTAAGCTTGGAAGGCACACCGTAGGACGTGATACTCTGTTAATGTATGAAGATGGTTTAATTACAGAACACTCGCACGGATTAGAAGTTACTGACTCTGAAAATATAACTATAGATGGGACCGCAATACGATCTATTAAGGAGGCTGTTCTATGGGAGGTCACTTCACTTGACAAATGGGGGGCGCAAATGAATACGCCTGTTATGAAGTCACTTGAGGATCGTAATTACTGGACTAAGCGATTAGATGTGATGATTAAGTCGTTCGCTAATGGCAGATATACAGATGAGACATTTGAACTGCTTGAGGTTCAATTAACACAGATAAAAGAAATGATACGACTATTCGACAAGCCGGAGCAACTACCCACCCGTAAAAGGGCCGGGGGCCAACCCACTTCGATATGGTTAGGATTTAGTAATATAACTTAAAACAGAAAAGATTATGTATGAATTTAAGAATATCACCTTACCAGAAGATCATGGTTTTGGTGACGAACAATTAAAGTTTCTCCAGACTATTGATGAGGCTATGGAAAAAGCCAAAGAACAAACATCAAATAAGACGGATATTGAAACTATAAAGACCGATCTTGAGGTGCAGATGAAAGCACTCAAGGACAATTTTAACTATGATAAGATGCAGGAGCAGATCAATGCTGTATTTATCAAGTTGAATGAGTTCGGTGCTAATCCTTTGGTAGCAACAAAAGAGGAGAATGAAGCCAAAGAGCTTGATCTTAACAGTAAGTGGCTAAGGTCATTTGTTAAGAAAGACAAAAACGGAATGAAGACCATTGAGACCGAGCTGAAAACAATGGAGCCTATAATGCATTTAGGTCCGGCCACAAGCGGAGAATCAGCTACCTTGAATCTTGGAGAAGACTATACGCAGGGTGGTTATCTTGTGCCTAGTCTATTGCTCGCTGAAGTGAATCGTTTTGTAGAGGATGGTGGGATAGCTCGTAGAGAGATGCGCTATCTTCCTTTCGCTGGTACAGGAAATGCCCGGTACATTCCTACTCTATTGACTAATGTAGTTGTTGATTGGGTAGATGAAGGTGAAACAAAGCCAAAAACAAAGCCTTATATCTCCAGGGTACAACAGACTTTGAAGAAAATAGCTGCTATCGTAATACTTACAGAAGAGATCGTTGAAGATACCGTTATCAATCTCGTTTCTCTTTGTGGTCAGTTAATTGGTGAGGCTATTGCTGCTGAAGAAGATGATCAATTCTTTGCTGGTACAGGCGCACCGTGGACAGGTATTTTAAACAACGCTGCAGTTGTTCCACTTGCTCTTCCTGCTAATGTTGGACCATTGGTCATGAGACCAGAATCATTGCTTGCTCTTACTGTTGCAATTCCTAAAGGAGCTGTACCGGGAGCTAAGTTTTATATGCATCGTACTGTATGGTCTGCAATTTCAGCTCGTAGGAGTGATGCTATTGCTGCTGCCGATTCAAGGGGTACATTCCTGGTTCAGACACCGGGAGAAAGTTCTCCAGGTATGATATGGGGATTTCCTGTAATTCTTACTGAGGCATTGCCTTCATTGGGGGACTTATACGGAGCAACGATTGACATGGTTGATCTTGATCCTGATTTGACTCTTGATGATAATGATGAGCCGTTCTTATTCTTTGGTAATCTCCAGAAGACTTGTGTTTATGGTGATAAGCAAGGATTAAGAGTGAAGATGCTCGATCAGGCTTCGCTATATGATGATAGCGATACTCTGATTAACCTTGCAGAGAAGGACATGATAGCAATTCG